GTTGTTTGCACTGTCATTGTCGTTACGTAATGTTGTATTTTTCATTGTCTTTTTTTTCCTTTTTTGAGACGTTACGTTACCCCTCAGGGTCTCCCTCGAGGTGTCTCGGTTTGTCCTCGAGAGGTATATAAACGTATGGAGACTTTCGGAAACTGTCAAGCACTTTTTTCTTTATCGTCGGTAAAGGAGGGTTCGGTTCTAGCCAGCTAGAGGGTAAATTAGAGGAAGATAGGTGCTCAAAAAAAATGTCTGAGCACTTAAAAAACCGACTAGCTGGTCGGTTTAACTGATTCCTGTAAGTGCTCATATTGCTAACCCTCCGAGGGTGCTCAACTAAACTTTTCTAACGTAATCTAGGCGAGGGGGGGCACTTGCACGCAAAAAAAGAGAGGCACACATAGTTACGTTATTTTTAAGGTTTTGCTAGGTCTCTGTAAGTATTGATATTGCTAGAGATAGAAATTCTGATAACTATATAACTATACTAGCTAGTAGGTTGGTGTAGTTATCCTAACTAAAGTTAATGATTAAAATAACTGATGTCAAGACCTTTATATTCCGTTATTACGTAAAAATTAAAAAAAAATATTGACAACAATCAATAATAGTGTATAAACTACGGTATGGCAATAAAGAAAAAACAAAAGCCGACCAAAAAGGATTTAGTTTACAATATAGCTCTCTTAAGACAAGAATTGTTCAGAGTGACAGAAAAATTTATGTTACTTGAGTCAGTCATATATAAATATATAGAAATGAAGAAAGACACCGATAATTTTAATAAATATTTACAAAATGAACTGGAGAACAAAGAAAATGATAAAGAAGCTAGTAATTCCTGACAGTCCTTTTGACTTAGAGATAAATGACCACAACTATACAGTGCGTTTTATCGAAGGACGTAAAGCAGAGTATGGAAGTGATGACGCTGAAATACTTGGTGCTATATCTATGCGTAACTGTGAAATAATAGTAGAAAAAGATATGAAAGACTCTAAAATACTAGAAGTCCTCATACACGAAGTATTACACGCTGTAACCTATGGAACAAGTCTAGGATTAACAGAAACACAAGTCCAAGTATTAGCTAATTCGTTATATAGGCTAAATTTTGGAGAATACCTATGGACACGTATGGGAGGCGAATATGATTCCTAATTATGACGCTATTGTAAAATCAGCTAAGCTATTATGTGATAGTAAGAACGTAGATTATGCTCAGCTAGAAGAACCATTTAGTAATTTTGAAATGGTAGAGTCTTTAAAGATATGTAATACAAGTACAGGTATACTTGTTCGTATATCAGATAAGATTGCAAGAATAGCAAACTTACTAGAAAGAAATGGTGAGGCTGCTGTTGTAGAAGAAAAAGTAGAAGACACTATGTTGGATTTAATAAATTATAGTATAATTTTATTAAGCTACTATATGTACAATAAGGATTACGATGATAGTACCAGGTAAAATATTAGAACATAATACAAAGAAAAGAAAAATTAACTTACATTGTCTTACAGATGTGCACGTAGGTAGCAAAGCTTTTGATAGAGTATTGTTTTTAAAAGCAATTAAAACTATTAAGAACGACCCTAATGCACTTTGGTTTGCTAATGGTGATATGTTAGAGTTTATACCACCTAACTATCATATACCAGAAGGTGACCAACTGTTTGATAATAACGAACAATACTCGCAATACGTAGAAATGATTAGACCAATCATTAATAAATGTATTTTTATGCGTGGAGGTAACCACGATACGCTACGTTCTGTTAGATTAGCAGGTATTGATATAGTAAGAGTAATGTGTGATGACTTAGAAGTACCTTATTTTCCATTTCCAGGCTACACAGTGCTGAATTATGGCACTAATAGGTTTACATTTGCTAGTGGTCACGGTAAAAGTGGTGCTAAAAACGGAGATATGGAGCTAACAAGGCTAAGAAACATATTTCCTGAGGCAGATATGTACTATTTAGGACATAATCACCAGCTTTACGCAAAACCTGTAGACTCTTTTGAGATAATGCAAGACAATGAAGAGGTAAAACGACAATGGTTTGTTAGAGGTGGGTCATTTATAGGCTATGCAGAGTATGCAAGGTACGCTATGTTTGAACCACAAACAAAAGGTTGGGTAGAAGTAAGGTTAAGTGACAAAGACCCAGAGTATATTGTACATCGTAAATGAAAAAAAGAATTGTAAAAGGCAAGGAGCACATCTTATACGATAATATTGACGAAGCCAGGGTGGCTATACCCAATATCATAGTACAAGATGACTGGAGAGAAGCCAAAACAGCTGATTGGATTATTACAGATGACGGAAAGGTTTGTGAAGTTCTAGAATCTGGCACGTTAAACGGTCAACGCTATGTACGAACAGTCGTTGGTATGTTTAGATGTGCTTCTTCTATAAAAATAGAAGGAGATATGCGTGCTAACATCTATAACTTCCAAGGTTTGAACTCTAATACAGTTACAAAAAATAGAATAAAGCCTACTAGGCAAGAACATTTGTTTGCAAAGTATGTAATAAAAGGTGACAATGTTATAGATGCTTTTAAAAAAGCATATCCAAAAGCAAAGTCACCTTCTTACATAAAAGAAAAAACAAATTTATTATTAAGAACAGAAAGGGTACAAGAGTTGATAGATAAAGAAATACAAAAATTATTAGAAGAAACAGATATTAGTCCTAAATATTTATTATTGAAAGCAAAAGAAATCGTTGATAACGAAGAAGGTAGAGATAGTGATAAACTATCTTCATTAAAAATTTTAATGGAAATATCTGGTATGCTAGGTAAAAAAGAACAAAAAACAGAATCAATCCAGTTGTTTCAAGGGTTTTCACCTGAACAGCTACAAGTGTTAGAGGGTGGAAATGTCAAAAAAATCGCAGAGCAAAGTCGTGAATTGCCTGATGTGTCAGAAGAAGACTGAGTGTGTAAAGAACGCTAGGTTCGCAAACTTTATAAATTATTTCTTTGAAGGCGTAATAGCAGAAGTAGAGCAAGATACGTATATGGTTATTGATTGTCCTTGTTTTGCTATCTATGATGAAGACGATGAAATACTGGGAGTATCAAAACAATTTGTCAAAGACCACGGAGAAGCATAATGACAGTATCAGAAAAAGAACTACTACTACATAAAGCATCTAAAGATTTAATACTGTTTGGTAAATTATTTTTACCAAATGATTTTTTACATAAATCTGAATCACCTCCCTTTCATTATGAGTTAGGTAAAAAATTAATTAGCACAAAACCTGGGGCACGTATTTGTAATGTGCTACCCAGAGGTTTTGGCAAATCTGTATTAATGAAAGCAGCTATTATGCACAAGTTATGTTTTACACCTAAAGACCAAGCACAGTTTATGGCTTGGGTAGCAGAAGAACAAGGTCAGGCTATTGACCATTTAAAATACATACGTTCACATTTAGAAAACAATGATGCTATAAGATATTACTTTGGTAATCTATGTGGTGGTGATGAAAAACTACGTTGGACAGAAAAAGACTTAGTAACTACAAAAGGACATAGAATAATTGCAAAAGGTACATCACAAAGACTTAGAGGTCGTTCTGAAGTAGATTCTAGATATACTGGTATAATACTTGACGACTTTGAGTCAGAATTAAATACAAAGACAGCAGACAGAAGAGATGAGATTAAACAATGGATTGTATCTACAGTATATCCAGCGTTAGAAGAATCACCAGGAAAAGAAGGTTGGATATGGTTGTCAGGTACTATTGTACACTATGACGCTTTCTTACAAAACATACACGACGGTTATTTAGATTCACAAAAAGCTAGAAAGAAATATCCTTGGGACGTTACTTTTATTAGAGCTATAGAAAATGGTAAAGCAGTATGGAAAGAACAGTTCCCTTTAAAAAAGCTGGAACAAAAAAGACAAGAGTTTATTGAAGCAGGTAAGATAGATAAATTTGCACAAGAGTATCTAAATGATGCTAGAGATGTACAAAGTGCAACTTTTCAAATGGACAGACTACGTTATCATAGACACGAGTTTATAAATAACAAAGGTTTTGCTTGTCTACGTAATGATACAGAAATCATACCAGTAAACGTTTATATGGGGGTTGACTTAGCACATACAGCTACTAAATCATCTGACTATCAAGTAATTATGATTATGGGTATAGACGCAAATAAAAATAGATACGTGATAGATTATTATCACGATAAGATACCAGCTTTTGATATGCCAGACAAAATATTAGAATATGCAAAAAAATATGCACCTATAAAAAGAGTTGCCGTAGAAACAGTAGGTGCTCAAGAAATGGTACGTGATATGGTAGAACGTATGGCTGTAAGAGAAAAAAGATTATTACCTGGTATCAATAAAGGTGTTAGACCACCTCACGGTATTAAAAAAGAAGATAGATTAGAAATGACATTAGGTTCTATAGTAAATGGTAGAAAGTTATATATAAGAAAAGAGCACTCTGAACTAGTAGACGAGTTGTTTCAGTTTCCAAAAGGCAGACACGATGACTTGCTTGACGGACTGTATTATTCAGACTTTTATGCAAAACCACCCAGAACAAAAACTATGGAAATAGATAGTAACGAAAGACCTGATGATTTTATAACTAAAACACGAAAACAAATAAATTGGGTGACAGGACTAAAAGTATGAGATTTCGAGTAATAAAAGGTGCTAACTTTTTCAGGGGTATGTATAGTATAAAAGAATACATTGACTACTTAAAAAGGGTAGAGGGTTATGCGAACAAAGTAGGGGACAAGTTTTTCCCCTATGATTCGCCTGAAGGTGGATTAAAAACTATAGGGTATGGATATAAAATTAAAACCCTTGAAGAACAAAACACTTTAGAAAAAACAGGATTATCTACAACGGAAGTAGAAGAGATACTGCAAGAAGAGGCAGAAAAATCTTATCGAGGTGCTCAGAAATTTTGTGAGCAAAAAAATATAGATTGGGAAGGTATAGATATTAGACTTCAATTTGCATTAGCAGATTATGTATTTAATGTTGGTAGTCTAAGAAAATTTCCAACTACTGTTAGATGTTTAGCTGCAGGAGATGTTGAAGGTGCAGTAGCAGATGATAAAGGTAGACCAGGGTTTAAAGAATACGAAAGAGTTTACCGTGATAAAAACGGAGTAAGAAAACCACTAGGTAGAAACAAAGTATTCTACAATGAGTTTTTAAAACCATATTTAGTTTAGGAGAACAATATGATGTATCAAGATAAAATGGGTTTATTTAAAAAAGGTAAAAAGAAAATTAAAGATAAAGCCAAACAAATCAAAGGAAGATTTACAATAGATAATGCTAATCTACAAATAGATACTTTAAATAGACAACAAGGTACTAATATAGAATTTTTAAGCAGAGAAACTATGCGACTACAAAAAGCTAGAAGAGACGCTAGAGCAAGAAGAAGAGATTTCCGTGGCAATTAAAGAAGACGACAAAGCAAGACTCAATAGAGAAATATTTAGAAAATACGCTGACGCAAGAAAAGACTGGGACGTAAATGCAAGAGAAGCTATAGACTTTACTCTTGGTAATCATTTTACTGCAGAAGAGTCAGAAGTATTACAATCAATAGGACAAGCAGATTTTACGATAGATAGAATATATGCAGCAATAGATAAGTTAAAATCTTTGATGACATCTAGACCTGTAAAGTATGGGATTACAGCACGAGAAGATTCTGATACCAAACTAGCAAATGTTTGGAAGACTCTTTTAGAGTATATATTCGATATATCAGACGGGCAGCATCATTTCAAACAAGCAGTTCACGATTACGCAACTACAGGGTTAGGTTATTTTTATGCGTATATAGAACCAGAAGCTGACTATGGAAGAGGAGAAGTTAAGTTCACACACTTAAATCCTTTCAGGGTATATGTAGACCCTGCATCTAGAGACAGATATTTTCAAGATGCTGCCAGTATAATTATGTCAACTATCTTAACACAAGAACAGTTGATTAATCTATACCCAGATGTATTACCTTTTCTTAAAGACATAGAAACATTTAGTCAACAAGACGTATATGATGACTATCCTAATTCACAGAATAAAAACACCAACACTGTATTTACTCCAGCTGAAGTAGATTCAAAAGATTATGATATATCTATTACAAGTAGATATAGAATACTTGAACGCTTTAGTAAAGTAAGAGTACCATTTTTTAGAGTTGCATCTATCAGAGACGACGCTGAACAAATAATGAGTGCAGAACAGTTTGGTGTTTTTATGGAACAAAATGAAAAAGAATTTAATAATGGTATCTATCAATTTGTAGAAATACCTCAAACAAGAATTAAAGTAACAGCATCTATAGGTCAAGTATTATTATACGAAACAATTTTAGATACTGATATATATCCTATTATTCCAATACCAAATATTTGGACTAATACACCATATCCTAAATCAGATGTAAACAAAGTAAAAGATATGCAAAGACTTTTAAATAAATTATTTAGTTTAGCTTTATCTCACGCACAAACAGCAGCTGGTTTAAAACTTATGATACCTCAAGGTAGTGTAGAAGATTTATCTCAAATAGAAAAAGATTGGGCTAATCCTAATGCTGTTATTGAATATGACCCAAGTTATGGTGAGCCACATTTAGCTCAACCACAACCTTTGTCTGGTGAGTTTTATGCCTTGATAAATCAAGTAGAAAGATATATAGATTTAAATTTTGGAGTACCAGAACTATTACAAGGTTTTAAATCTGGTGCAGCAGATAGTGTACGTGGTACTATGTTATTAGCACAAATGGGAGAAGGTAGAGGTGCTAGCAAACTTAGAGATATAGAAATGTCACTACAACAATTAGGTAAAGTATTATATCAAATGTCTAAAGGACATTATACTTTTGAGAAAAGCTTTAGAATTGTACAACCAAATAATGATATTACAGAGTTTACAATTAATAATCGTTTGTATGATGATAAGAAAAAAGAAATACTTACAATACAAAATGATATAACATCAGGACAATTTGATGTTAGAATTATGGCTGGTTCTACAATGCCTTCTAATAAATATGCAGAATATCAAATGTATATGGAAGCATATCAGTTAGGATTAATTGATAAAGTAGAAGCATTGAAGAAAACAGAAATATATGATAAAGAAGGTGTACTTCAAAGAACAGGAGAAGTACAAAGACTTCAAAGTATTATTGGTCAATTACAAGACCAAATTAAAGAGCTTTCTGGCGATTTACAAACAGCACAAAGAGAGTCTGTATCTGATAGAAAACGTGTGGAGGTTGAGAAGTTCAAATCGAAACTTAACAAATCACAAGTAGGTGTAGATGCTCAGCTGCAAATAAACGCAGAAAAACAAAGACAAAAACAAAATCAAGAGGTGACGTCCTCGTTAGAGAACTTTCAGAACCCTGAAATAGTATTGGACGAATAGGAACATCTCGGAGGAGTTAAAAATGGCAGATGTGCAAGAAAAAATACAAGAAGAAACTTTAGAAGGTTCTGAAACTTCTGAAAATAATACCTTAAGTGAGCCTGAAATCATTGAAGATTCGAGTTCTGACGCAGATGAAGTGCGTAAATTCCAGTCTATGTATGATAAAGCTCAGGCTGAGTTGGGCAAATTAAGACCAGTAGCAAAGCTATTTCAGGATAATCCTGAGTTGGTTGACGTTGTTAGAAACCACTTAACAGGGGGTAAAGGACAAGATAAAGAACAAATAAAAGTTAAATCAGAGGATTTTAATCCTTGGGACGCATATACAAATCCACAGTCTGAATCATTTAAAATGAGACAGCAAGAGATTGATAGTGCAGTAGATGACAAAA